GAGAACCCTTTCAATTTACAGAAAGTTATTCTGGACCAGGGCTCTCAAATCACACAATAATACAGAGAACCACCACTATCCAAAGCGTCACAAACACGACAAGCACGTTCTCAAACTGATATCACTGTGTCTCACAGTTGGAACAGCAACCCCATCATTCGCTTCAGACATCGGGGGAGTTTCAGCTACAGCGAATCCAGTCGCCAATTCTAGTGGCTCAGTGACCAACCAGGCAATACAAGTTTTACAAGGTCCTTATATAACAAACACATATGGTAATGGGATACAGTGTCAAGGTCCTACCATGAATATTACCCCCTTCCTCACTGGAAATATTGCAGTAAAGCGTCCTTACGAATCTTATTATATGGATCCAGTGTACAATAATGTAGACGCAGATAATGACGATGTGCCAGACAATCCTGGTCAAATTTTATATTATAAACCAACTCGGACAGGACAAAAAGATAGTAGTACATTATCAGTAGGTATCTCTGCTACATGGTCTAAACCATTAGACAAGAAATTGCAAGAACAATGTAAACAGGCAGCAGAGGCAAATATTGCATTGATGAATCAGTCAGTTGCAAATAAAAGATTAGACTTTGAAATTGCAAGATTAAAGAACTGTGGAGAACTCATGAAGGCTGGAATCATATTTAAACCTGGTACAGAATATGCTAAGGTATGTGCAGATGTGATGTTAATCAATCCACCAGGTGTAGTTGCAAATCATACACACAAAATACCAGTAAAACCACCCATCAGCACGGATGCAAGTGTATTAAAAACTATATCTATTGGTGCTAATTAATTCTTCCTTTTAAGAGGTGGTAGTCCTTTCTTTTCACGATATTTGTTTGATATAATCTCAGAACGGGTGGGTGGAGTAATTTTCTTACCCATCTTTTTTTGTATCGTTTTCCATATCTTTGTAATTACAGGTTTAAAAATTCTTAGTAATATTGGTGTCGCTGTAGCACCTGCTGTTGCGATTACTGCAATAGCAAGTGCATTTGTTGCTTGATTTGTAGAGGGTATGAATTTTTCAATAGGTGTTGTGGGTTCATATAATGTCTCACAGATCTTACCATCATCACTCAACTTGTGACCAACAACTCTTTCATCTCCTGACTGTGTAATATCACCAACTCTCAAATTACCTGGACCAGGACAAGGAACATCTTCTTTCTTTCCTAAGTCACCAGTATCAGGTATCTCAGGTGCTTCAACTTCTGGTGGTGGTTCAACTGGAGGTGGTGGTATTTCTCTTTGTATGATTAATTGTTCGGGTGTATATTCCATTGCTTCATATGATGGATATTCACCGTGAGGACACAAAGTTGTAGTTCCTTTTGGATCTTGATTAACTAAATCCTTATCAAAGGGTAATCCTGTAATCTTATCCTGATTGTCCTTGTGCATCTTAACACAACCAGGTATTTCTACTATCGGGAATCCTATGTTTGTTGTAACTGGTGGATGATTACTCGGAATATTTGGTATACTATTCAACCATTGTTGATTACTTACAACATTTGGTATCGTAATATTTGGTACTTCAATCTCATTTATTGGGGACATAAACACCACCAGATTCTTTAGGCATTACAAACTTAATTTGTTTGTAAACCTCTTTAATAATAGTATCTTTAATAAATTTACGATTTTCATCAACTCTTTTATCATACATCTTTAAATTATATAATAAAGAAGCGAAGATAAAAAGGTTGATACCTAAAGATATACCAACACCAATTTTCAATAATAGTTTCACTAAAATCCTAATGGTATCGGTAATGCAGATGCTTCTGGTGTGGGTGTTGAAGGTGATGGTAAACCTAAACCTCCTCCACTTAAACCTTCAAGTGCTCCAGTACCAAGTCCACTAGGTAATACTGATTCCATTACCTTACTTTTGACGTTTTCGATAATCGCATCCTTATTGAGATATACAACCCCAACAGCACCAACGACGGTGATAGATACAACACCACTTGCAATAGCGATTCCATTAATAATTTTTTGTAACATGATTAACCTTCCTGTAAAGTTCCAAAAGATCTACGTATTTCACGAAGTTCTTCAAAGTTTTTTTGTTTAGTACCTCCATCATACGACCAAGCGTATCCTTCGGTAATCATCATCTCGTTGAGAGACAAGTCGGAGTCTCCGATGTAACACCATCCCAGTAACCTCCCGTACTTACCGACACCCCCATCAAGCTCAGTACGGATGATGAGATCATCGTCACCATCAATAGCACCTTCCAGTTTTTCTTTAAGCCAGTTAGTAGCGTCGATTCCAAGTGCCTTCTCCTCTAGATCACGAGTTCTTTTCTCAGGAGTATCAACTCCAGCGATGCGAACTCTTTCTTTTTTATATAGATCAAATCCTAGATCTATTGTTACATCTATTGTATCTCCATCAACCACTCGGTTGATCTCGATGACTCGGAAGTTGTAACAACTCTTCCGACTCGGTGGGGTCATTGCTCCCATAGTTGAATTCCATTAGTGCATTATTTATAGCATCAGAAGGTAAGGTTGCATTTTTTTCTATCTGACCTTTTCTTACATTTCTTTGAAACATCATCTGTATACTCTGCCAGTGATGTGGATTATAGATATCAATTTCACCTTTAAGTTGTTCTTTTGGTAATTCAACTGGTTTAAGTATTAAATCTCTTTCATCAGGACAGTTTGCAGGTGAACCATCTAAAGGTAAACTGCAAGCGTGTGCAGGTGGATCAGTCACTGGTGCTGTACCACACATAGTAAGAAAAAATATTGGAATTATTGCTAACTTATTCATTTGGAAAGAAATGATCGTATCTCATAATATAGTATATCACAACTGACACAGAAATCAACAAGATAACAATCATCCATACGATACTCCAAACTACCATATTTAAAACTTTTTAAAGAACTTATACAATTTATGAGCATGTCTTAAATTTGTAGCAAGAATATCTTTACCTGTAGTCTTAATATATTTGAATGGTTCTTTTTTGAAACGTCTCCATCTTTCTGGAACTTCTTTCCATTCTTGCGTGGAGTCAACCTTTTCGCCAGTTACTTTCTCAAAAACCCAATCATTAAACCTCCAGTATTTTTTCCACATCAATCTCGTTGTCTCCAATCATCCGATCTATCATTCTTAAACCAATCTGCGATATCATCTGCACCACTAAATCCTTTTTTGTTTGACTTAGGATCTCCTATATCCAGATACTTTAAACAAGATCCGTCTGGATCTGTTGCGATTCTTCTCGCTGAACTTAACATTCCTCTTGCACTTGTATTTGCCTTCGCCAATTTTGTTGCCCATATCATATCACCCATACTGACCTCTGTTCCTGATGCAATATCTTTACAGATTCCTTCTAATCTTAAACGGTAATTGGTAGATAACATAAACTAATACATGTGATTAGTATTATCTATGCAATCATCAACATCGCTTTTTGTAATTCTTTGGAATGCTCATATTCATCTTGAGCGATCTCTGCAATCTTAGTATCTAAAGGATGATATGCACTATATTTTGTATAAGTTTCAAAGGCATGCTTTTCAATCTTCATGTTGATGTCGTAAGCGTCAACAGGATCGAAAAGATAGTACCCAACCATAATCCAATAATAAAGTAAAACGAGATGCTTGGCAAAGAATCTGTCGATCCAATACCTGTTACCATCTCTAAGTTCCATCTCTTCCAAGTGTTCTGTTTCATTTAATGCCTGATAAAAGTGTTCTTTCATTAAGTAGATGTGTTCTTCACCTCTAAGTCCTAAAGACTCACGGAAATGTAGAACAGAAATAAATGCAAAGTATGGTGCTCTAGCAATCACTTCTAGAACCCAAAATCTTTGAAAGTCTCTTCCTCTGTAGAGAAAGTCAAGGATGTAGATAGTCACATCCAAGACCCATGTATTAAATTTTTTCATACCCAAGCGTAATTAACTGATGTAAATATTGCTATGCAAACGACTCCAAAAAGGATCGTTGTTGATTTAATTGGTAAATTTTTCATTCTACCTCCCTTATCATATGCAAAGAAAAAGGATGTTCCTGTAGATAAGGAACATCCTCTCTTGCAAATTTTACTGCTTCAAATGCGTCTTCCGCATATTCGCACATTTCGTGAATTTTGTTTTGTTGGTCGTAATAACCTAGTGTGTAGTGGGACATGATAGTTTCAACTCCAGTACATTATTATTTATTATAATACACTAGGTATAATTACGCATCAATGTGTCGGTTTACACACTAACAATTCTTGTTTAAATCCTCAGCCATCTGACCACCAATCTCTGCACCTTGATTACCTGAGAACATCGTTACCCAACCAGCAGCAACCCAACCAACAAAGGGAATATTAGCGAGAGCAGGAGCAGCACTAGCACCAACGCTGGAACCCACGAGTCTTCCTGTGTTTTCTGCTCCTCCGATTGCTTTGATACATGCTTCGGACTTTCCGTTTGTTGCGATTTCTGTTGTGGTTGATTTATTGTGTACTGCACCGTCCATCGTGTACTGTTCAACTGTTTTAACTTTGTTGTTACCCAACCCCAGAAACCCTGCTTTAGTATTACTGTCCCGTTCCACACGCATTACTTTTGGATCGTTTGCCTTATATTCTATGTAATATCCATTATGACTAACATCTGCTTTGTATGATGTATAAGGACCAACTGGTAAGTTGATGCTTGGTAATTTACTTTGACGATTAGAAAGTGTTCCTATCATACCAATGTGGGATAAACCAATAAGTCCACCCAAACCAAGAGCGAACCACTTACCCCATTTCACTTCTTTCTTTTCCATTATCCTTTCTTAGGTGGTACTGAGGGAGCAAGAACCATTGGTGCTTGTTCAATTCTGATTGTTTGAGCAGGTGCTGCTTGAGTTGCTTTCTCTATAAGCATCTCCATATCCTTTTTGGATACGTTTGCACTACCACCGCCCGATGCTGCATTCTTTTTCCTTTGTCCCGCTTCGACCCCAAAAGTAGCTAAAACTCCTGTGAAGACCGAAGCTATGAAAGTTGGATCAATATTATCCTGTTTTGATAGACCAGGAAATTGAACGTAATTTAATGTTAATATTCCACCTGCCCAGATTAAAATCCCAAGTCTTACAAAAGTACTTAGAATCGCCATCTGTTCTTCTTTATCGTCTACTGCCTCTTTGAGTTTACCTAAAGGACCTTTAGGTTTTACTTCTTCTTTTTTAACTGATTCAGCCATACCGTTAAATACCAGGTAGCTTTATTTAGTTATCAACACATTTAACGTGAAATTATGGGATCACCATCGTCATCTTCATCTTCTTCTTCGGGTGTGAACACCATCAACTCCTCTCCGTACTGTACTCCTTCCATTTCTGGGTGAGGTGCTGGCATTCGATATGCTCTCATCGCATCATCATAAGATTTTACTGGTTTCTTATCGAAAGTGTTCAATGTTGACCTCATCATCATAAAAAAGTATACGCAAGTCATACCAAAGACTGCTGCAAACCCCATGAGGTATATAAAAACTGTTATATCATTCATCTAAATTAGTCCTAATGAACCTGCTGTTATTCCTATACAGATAAAAAATCCAAATTCTACTAGTTCTCTACTTCCAGATGGAATTGAATTTATACCCTTATTTAAATTTATCCAAATGCGATTCATTTATGACTAATTGTTAAGTTATATTATTTAGTATCTCTAACAGACGGGAAATATGTTAACTGTAAAGAGTTTGCCTCATCAAGTTTTCCTTCGTCTCTGAGTCTTTTGATTTGTTCATCAATGGTTTTTAAAAATTCCTTTGAATGAGCATTAGTCATCTGGTTTTGCCTTAAATTGTACAGATAAGATGTCTTCATACTTATAAGTTGGTTCAAACCACTCTAGGTATTCTATAGCGATTGCATAACCATCAATCACATCTTTATTATCAGAACTCTCGCATAGAGTATGTATACGTTTTAATGCCCAGTCACGATTTAAATGAAGAGTTTTCTCCAAAGTTTCCATAATCTTTTCTCATGTAGCGACCTAGAATGTTACTATTATAGTATAGTGGTGATCCATCGTCAAGTGATTCAGATAGAACGTTGTTCAAAAATAATTGTCTAGTCTCTTCGTAGTTACAATTCCCTTTTGTGGTATGTAAACTCAATATTTCTCTTCTAAAGATCTCTTTTCCGTATAATTTGAGATCATCTTTTAATTCTGGGCAAGATCCGTAATACTTTTTCCAATCGGATTCTTGTTTTTGTTTTCTTTTTTTACCTTTGGGTGTTCTAAATGCCCAAAAGTATTTGCGACCAATGTATTGACGATTGATTATGGTATTTGTAATACAATAGACAAATCCATAATAGTCCTTGATGTCCCCACTGGTGAATATATCACCATCAAAAGTCCAAGGATTATCATATACCTCATTATTTATATCAATCATGATGTAGAAATAGGTATTTTATCTAT